ATGCGCACGTGTGGGAGGGCGAGTGCCGCAAATCTTCGGCGGCGCAGATACTCTCCGGCAAGTGCGTGGTGGAGTATTTCGAGCCGCAGCCGGAATGGGACGGGCCTTATTGGGGCAGCGATTTCGGCTTTGCGGTCGATCCCACCACCCTGGTGAAGTGCTGGATCGGCCTGACGCCCAACGGCCAGGGGCGGAAACTCTACGTGGAAAAGGAGATTTATGAGTTCGGCCTGGAAATCGACGCCATGCCAGAGGCCTTCGAGCGGATTCCGGGGGCGGGGCGGCACACCATCCGGGCGGACAACTCCCGGCCGGAGACCATCAGCTATCTGCGGCGGCAGGGCCTGAACGTGGTGGCCTGCAGCAAGGGACCCAACAGCGTGGAGGAGGGCATCGCCTTCCTGCGGAGCTTCGAACAGATCGTCATCCATCCGGACTGCCCGCACAGCGCGGAAGAGAGCCGCCTGTACAGCTACAAGACGGACCGGCTGAGCGGGGACGTACTGCCGGTGGTGGTGGACGCGCACAACCATTGCTGGGACGGGATACGGTACGCCCTGGAACCGGTGATGAAGGGGTCGTTGTTTGTGGGGTGCGATCTGTCATGATCAAGAAAGTCCTTAATATCCGCCAGCAAGTAGTGTACCAGAACCAGGAGTTCAAGGAGTCCTACCGCCGGGTGGTGGGGGGTCTGGCCTGGCCGGCCCTGCCGGAACCGGGCTACCTGGTGGTGATGGGGGAGAATTGGGTCAGGGACGACGGGCTGAACGCCCGGGGCCTGCGGATTCTGGCGGAGCGGGAGGCCATGACCATCGCCGAGCTGCACCGTGGCTGCCTGGAATTGCGCAAGCTCTGCCAGGTGGAAAGCTGGCTGACGGACATGGCCAAGCGGCAGGAGGTGAACCTGTTCCTGCGGCAAAACCTGGACCTGCACCTGCGGAAAGACGTGTATCTGGCGGCGGCGGCGTACGCCCAGAAGAGTCCCAGCTTGGGAATTTATGCCCAACTGATCCTGGAGTTGGTGCAGCCGGGGAGGAAGGTGCTGACCTTCGGGCCGAACAGCCAGTTGAACGGGTATCTGTTGGCCCGGACGGCGGAGGAGATGCGGGAGCCGGCCGGCAAGTTCCCGAGATTGGCGGCCCTGGGATATGGGGTGGCGGAGATGGTCATCCGGGAGCCCTGGGACCCCATGGTAAAACGGCCGCCGGCGGTGAAGACCTGGGACCGCTACCAGTGGGCGGAGGGGCGAAGATGATCCATAAAAAGGGCGGATTGAAGCAAGCAATCAATACTACCCCGGAATTTCCGCACGGATTCGTGGAATGCCGGACGTGCGGGGCGCGTTATTGCGCCTTGAAGGTCTATGAGATCACCCACCGGGACCCCTTCGTGTTTCGCTGCGATTGTGGTCCCCAGGGATTGTATCTGCGCTGGAAGGTGGAGACCAGCCAGCACCCGGCGGCGGTCCTGAGTCGGGGTGAACGCTGGCGGCAGGGGATCAGAAAATTTTTCGGAGGCTCATGATGCCATTTCTCGCCTCAATTTTCAGTCCGTCCAAGACGCCCAGGATGCCGGCCGTGCAGGTGGTACAGCCGCCCACCGATGAGGCGGCGCAGCAGGCCAAGGAAAAGGCGGCGGCGGATCAGCGGCGAGCGGCACAAATGGCCAAAGGGCGGGCAACCACCATCCTCACCGGGGGCGAAGGGGTGACCGGACAGGCCCCGGTGAAGCTGAAAGAGCTGTTCGGAGAATAGCCATATGGCGGTCAAGATCGGGGACCACAAAGCCAAGCTGGGGCAGATGGCCTCGGAGCGCTCCACCTGGGAGCCGCACTGGCAGGAGTTGATCGATTATCTGCTGTATTTCTTCCAGGACATCATCACCCAGGGGACCCCGGGGATCAAGAAAGGCGGGAAGTTGTGCGACACCACCGGCACAGTGGCGGCGGTGGATTTCGCCAACGGCCTGTATGGCGTCATGAATAATCCGGCCCTGCCCTGGTTCGCGGTGAAAAGTGAAATCGAAGCCCTGATGGAAATGGCCGAAGTGAAGGTGTGGCTGCAATGGTGGGAGCGCCAGTATTACAACATCTTCGCCCGGTCGAATTTCTACACCAAGATCAAAGAAATTTACCTGGGCCTGGCCGGGCTGGCCACCGCGCCCCTGTTCATCGGGGAGCATTTCCGCCACCTGGCCTATTTCGAGCCCCTGAACCTGGGGGAGTGCTTTATTCAGACCAACCAATACGGCGAAGTGGACACCCTGTACCGGGTGTTCGAGATGTACCCCAGGCAGATGCAGCAGAAATGGGGCTATGACAAATTGTCGGACAAGGCGCAGGCGGCCATCAAAGACAACAAGGTCACCCAAAAGATGACGGTGGTGCACGCGGTGGAGCCCCGGCAGAACCTGGACCCGGAACGCCGAGATAATCAGAGCTTTGCCTACGCCTCGATCTATTTTGAGCGGGAAAGCGAGGACCGGGCGCTGGAAGAGGGCGGCTACCGGGAATTTCCGTTTTGCGTGCCCCGGTTTTTCACCGCGCCGGGGGAAATCTACGGGCGCGGTCCGGGGATGATGGCCCTGCCGGAGGTCAAAGAGCTGCAGGCCATGAAGGCGGATATTTCCCAGGCCGGCCAGTTACGACTGCGGCCGCCCCTGCTTTTGCCTCATGACGGCTTTTTGGGTCCGCTGAACCTGACGCCGTTCGGGGAGAATTATTACCGGAGCGACGGCAACCCGGCCCAGGACCGGGTCGGCAGTTTTCCGGTGGGCGGGGATCTGGCCTATCCCGACAAGGAACTGGAGGCCAAGCGCAATTTTATCCGGCAGATATTTTTCAACCAGTTGTTCGAGAGTATGCAGGACCCCCGGGCCACCCTGGGGCAGGTGCTGCTCAAAAATCAAAAGGACATGGAGAGGTTAGGGCCATTTTACGGGCAGTTGCAAAACGAGTTGTTTAATCCGGCCTTTGATCGACTGAACGCCATGATGGAGCGGCGGTTCATGCCGCTGTGGCAAACCGGGGCGTTGCCACCGCCGCCAGCAGCCTTACAAGGGGCCAATTTGCGCATCGACTATATTTCGCCGCTGGCCAAGGCGATGCGCCAGGCGGAGGCCCAGGGGATCATCAACACGGTGGATTTTGTCGGCAAGGCGATGATCATCGATCCCCAGGCCAAGGATGTCATTAATTTGGACGGCTCCATTGCCCATTTCGCCGAGCTGTCCGGCTTCCCCATGAAGCTGGTCAATGATGAGGAAAAGATCCAGGCGACCAGACAACAGCGGGCTCAGCAGGAGCAGGCCCAGATGGAGATGCAGATGGGACTGGAGGCGGCCAAGGCGGGGCCGGCCCTGGCCAAGGGGCCGGAGCCGGGGAGCCCGTTGGAGAAGCTGATGGAGGGCGCCGAACAAAATGGTTAAATTTGAATATAAATCGGTCGTTATAGATCTCAATGAGGATCTGGAAATAATCCTGAATGAATACGGGGAAGCGGGCTGGGAGCTGGCGAGCTTTACGCTGAAACCCAATAGCCGGTACGCCCTGGCGATCTTCAAGCGGATAACGCCGAAGGGCAAATGAGCCAGCCACAAGAACAGTTGGACAAGGAAAAGCGCCTGATCGCCCTGAAGCAGGCTTATGAACTGGTGCCGGGGCTGGTGTGGCAGGACCTGTGGAGCCGGTTCGGGGGAATCAGTTTTGATCCTGACCCCCACGTTACCGCATTTAAAGAAGGCCGCCGCCAGGTGGTGAACTATATGCTGGGGATGGCGGACAAATTAAACTTTCAGGATATGGAGGTCTTATGGCAGAAGGCGAGGGCGAAGGCCAGCAAGTAATCCACGGGCAGGAAGGCGGCGATAACTGGCGGGAAGTTTATCTGAAGGGCTCGGAGTATTATGACAACCCGTCGGTGGCCGATGTGCCGGACATTCCCACCCTGACCAAGCGATTCATCGACACCAAAGCCCTGGTTGGACGCAAAGGGGTGATCCTGCCCCAGGAGAACGCCACGCCGGAGGAACGGGATCAATTCTATGCGGCCCTGGGCCGGCCGGAGAAGCCGGAGGGCTATGAAATCGCCAAGCCCGACAATCTGCCGGAGAATTTTCCCTATGCGCCGGAATTGGAGGGCCAGTTCCGGCAATGGGCCTTTGAGGAAGGGCTGACCGCCGCCCAGGGCAAGAACCTGTTTAATAAATATATCCAGGCCAATGTTGTCGGGATGGCGGCGCAGCAAAAGACCCTGGAGACCGAGACCGCGGCCATGAAGGCCGAGCTGCAAAAAGAATGGGGAGACCAGTATCCGGAAAATGAGGCCATGGCCCGTCAGGCCATGCTGGAGTTCTTCCCGCCGGGCTCCAAGGCGCTGGCGGCCTTGGATAAGGTGATGGGGGACGATCCGGATCTGCTGCGCATGGCTTATACCATCGGCCGGCGCATGACCGAGGCCGGGCTGGTCAGGGGGTCGGCGACCCTGGCGGCCTCCCTGGAGACCAAAAAACAGGAGCTGTCGGCCCACCCGGCCTTCCTGGACGCCAACCATGTGGAACATGACCGGGTGGTACACGAGTTTAACGCAGTGTTGCAGCAGATCGTGGCAGAGGAAGAAGCACGGGAGAGAAAGTCATAGGGATACCCGCAAGGCCCCGAAAATAAGTTCCAAATCACGGATTCCCTCGCAAGAGGCCCGGTAAACTCAGGCCGCAAGGCCATTGGTTCACCGGCCCCGCCCCCGTTGGCGGACTCGCCGAAAAAAAATCAATTTTTCGGAGGTTCGCCAATATGTCGTATGAAATCACCAATGTCATGAAACGGACGTACGCGGAGTATTTTATGCTCACCGTCCGGCAAATGGTCAATCAGTTCCGCAGCAAGGTGATGGTCA